GTGGGGGAGCAAGTGCTTGTCCTGCATTTATCCAATGGCGAATCCTTTGGAGTTGTCCTTGGGGGATTCTATTCCGAAGAGGACTTGCCAAAGGAAACAGGAGAAGGACTGTTCTATAAACAGCTTACTGATTCTATAGCCATCAAGGCACAAGGAGACACTTTGGAGCTTGCAGGAGTGAACATCAAGGCGTTAGAGCAAAGGTTGATTGAATTGGAAGCGAAGGTGGCAAGCTTAGGGGGATAAACGATGATAGGACAGTTTGGAGAACTTACCTTTTTTCATAAAGGAAAGCAGACAAGGACATTTACCGATTTCAAATCATCCATTGGGCTAAAGACGGAGGAGCATCCGGTTGTTGGTTGGAAAGGTCGCTTAGAGGTAACAGGCGAGGAATTGGACGAAGTAACACTCCATATTGTGTTTTCTGTCGAGCTTGGACTTAGGCCAAGGCAGCAGTATGAACTCCTCCGGAAGATTATGCGTGATAGACAGGCGCAGTATCTCATTGTTGGGAATCGTTCTGTAATGGATAGGCGGTGCATTATCACAAACATTTCTTCCGAGTGGGAAGAGATACACAAAGGCGGAGAAGTCGGAAGAATTGAAGTTGATGTAACCTTTAAGGAGTATCAATAATGGATTTCAGAATAGAATCAAACGAAAGAGAACAACTGGAAGAATCAATCATAAAGCAACTATCCACCTTGTATAAGACAAGGCGAGGCAGTATCCCCATGCATAGGGATTTTGGGCTTTTATGGGAGATTCTTGCAGAGCCTACTCCGATTTTTCAGAATAGATTTACTGTAGAGGTTGTAACGCAGACGGAAAAGTATGTGCCGGGAGTAGCCGTGGACTATATAGAGTATATAGACCATGGGAAAGAAGGGATACAGGCTATTGTCCATGTGAAAAGGAGGTAGAATGGGAGTTTTTGACAGCTATCCAAAAGTTGATTTTATCGAGGGTATGACCGCAGAGAAATTGGGAGCAGAAATGCTATCGGCTTTTCAGAGAAAAAGAAAAGAGCTGACAGGGACAGAGGAAGCTCTTCCACAGTCTGACGACAGGAGAATCATTCTTTCTACTTGTGCCTATTACCTTTTCCATGCTTACGAGCAAATAGACTTTTCCGGGAAGATGGGATTGCTTAAGTATTCAAAAGGAGCTTTCCTTGATAACTTAGGGGCATTTAAAGGACTGCAACGCCTTAAGGCAAAGAAAGCCATTTCTACTCTTAGATTCACCTTAAGCGGAGTACAAGCAACAAGTTCCGTAGTCCCTAAAGGCACTAAGGTATCAACGGAATCAGGGCTTACTTTTGAGACTGTAAAGGAGCTTACTATTGGAACAGGAGAGCTTACTGGGGATGTGGATGCTGAATGCAGAGTTCCCGGAGTAATTGGAAACGGATACAAGTCCAGAACCATTACAAAGCTTGTGGACAATATTCCTTTTGTGCAATCCGTGCAGAATACCACAGAAAGCTCCGGCGGAGTGGACTTGGAATCCGATGATGATTTCCGGGAAAGAATCTATCTGTATCCGGATAGCTATACTAATGGCGGTACTAAGCGTTCTTATGAATACTGGATAAAGAAAGCAAGCCAACATATCAAGGATGTTTACCTTGGAAAACAGCCTAACTCCACGGACATTAATGTAGTATTGCTATGGGATAACGAAACAGGCCAGTATAGCGACAATGACCTTGCAGAGGTTAAAGCTGCTATTGACTGGGATAAGATGCCTGTTTTTACGGATACACTTAATTTTAGGAAGCCTACAACAAGAAACTATAGCGTAGAAATTGGATACTATCTCTATGAGTCGGACAAGTACAGAGAAGCAGAGATTAAAAAAGCCGTGGAAGATTCTGTGAAGGACTATGTAACATGGCAAAGGTCCAAGCTTGGAAGAGATATTAACCAAAACGAGCTTGTCCGGCGGTGCATGGTGAGTGGTGCTAAGAGAGTTGTTGTAACGAATCCGAACTTTATAAGCATAAACGGAAATGAGATTGCAAACTGCACTAGCATGAGCGTTACTTTTAAGGGGTGGGAAGATGATTAAATTCTTAGAAGGAGAAATGATTGATTTACTTTCAAGCCCCTATAAAGAGGATGTGGATATACAAGCATTGTCCTATGCAATGAAAGTGGGCTTTCAGTATTTCCAGGGGATGTTGAACAATGTATTCCTGCTATCCGAAATTGATAATCTGGATGAATGGATTCTTGATTGCTTGGCTATAGATTTCAGACTTCCGTACTACAACAGGGGATATGCCATTGAAAAGAAGCGAGAGCTAGTAAAGCTTGCCTTTGATAGTAACTATCTAAGCGGAAGTTTAGAGGCTATATCAAGGCTTTCTGATACTATCTTTGGCGAAACGGAAGTGACAAAGACAGGAAATGCAGAGTTTTCCATATCTATAGGCGGAGCATTGGTGGCTAGTGAGCTTGAAGCTGTAGCTACTACTTTGGAAAATGTGAAAGCCTTTAGGGATACTCTGAAAAATGTAAATGTTACACGAACAGCAATTTTAGAAGAATTTATTGGAAGCGCTATTCAATCCTTTACTGAATTTACTGTATTTGCGGAATGGGGGAGCTAATGGGATACTTTTCAGAATCTAAAATCACGAACAAGGGAAAAGAGCTGATAGAAAGAAGCCTTGCCAGTAAGAAGCCATTGCTTATCAAGTATGTAGTTATCGCAGACAAGGAGATTTCCGGGAACATCGCAAAGGAAGTCGAAGCCTTGAACGCATCCACAGCTTACGATAAGCACAAGGCTCTCATATCAAGCGTAAGCAGCAGTAATAATGGAATTGTCTGCAAGGTTGATATAAACAACGAAAACAACAACGGAACGCCTCTTACAGAAAGCTATCGCATGAGGGTTTTCCAACTTATGGCGATGGTTGAAGGGGATAGCAAACCTGTACTGCTTGCTTATGCTTACGCAAATGAACCGGACTTTATGCCAAGGTATGAGCAAGGAAAGCCTGTTAGCGTAATTATGAACTGGTTCTTGAAGCTAAAGAACAGCGAGCAGTTAGAAATTAAGGTTGATAATACCTTGGTTTATGCACTAGCTTCTGACGTTGAAGCATTGAAAACAAACCTAAAGGATGAGGCTACAATCGTTTTAAGTGCTAATGGATGGACCAGTACAGCCCCATATAGCCAAACAATCTCTATTACAAGGATGAAGTCTACGGCAAGCCTTATCATGGGGAAAGCCTATACCAAGGACAATACTGCAGACGAAATTGAAACATGGGATGAAATGACTGCATTAATCACCAATGCAGAAGCCCAAAATGGCTCTGTGACATTTTATTGCAAATCAGAGAAGCCCAGTAAGGATTTCAGAGTTAAGTTGAAAGGAGCGTTTTCATAATGAGCGATGTTTTAATTCCTTTAGGAGGAGCAGGAGGGAAGAATAGGGGCACTGTAGCCGTTATCGGCGATAATGCGCCATTTTTAAATGCAGGAGCTGTGATGAGCCTTCCGCTTCCTGCAGGAAACTACAAGAAGTCCGTAAGCAATCCTAGGACTAGCTATGGAGATGGCAAAAATTCCGAAGTAACTATCTCTAAGGAACTACTTAAAAAGATGGCAATTAATGCTTTCGGAATCGCCTCTATCACAAATTTTAGTGCTACCATGTATGCGCACAAGCAAGTCCGGCTTACATGGGCGAGACCTACTAAGGGCTTGTGGAGTGGAGTGCATTTTATTTTTAAGTATGGAAGCATGCCGGATGGAATCTATGATGGAACTACATATTGGGATAGTGCGGATGTTCATTATGAGACACGTCCATTACAGGAAGGACTGCTTTATATCCGTGCCTACAGTTATGTAGAAACAAACCAAGGCAGATGGTATGACTATGACGGCACGCCTGTATATACCACTATCCAAGTAACCGGCATTAGCGGCTCTGTAACACTAGGAGCAGGAGCAGGTACTTGGACAGTTCCGGAAGGAGTGCGAAGAATCCGATATATTCTTGTTGGCCATGGTGGGAACGGCGGGTGCGGGGGTGCGCGGCTGCGAGGCGGCGCGTGTGTCCCCGAGAATGTCCGTGGAGTCCGAGGCGCTCACGC